AGAGCAGCAGAAGGATTTAGCCAAACTTGGTTTCCACATTTGTATAGAGTAAAATGTAAACAAATGGTAGATAGTCAAGAATTTGCTGATATTCTTGACAGAGACGCCGGTGATGAAGATGGCAATACATTGAGAGATGTATTAAGTACATTTGAAACCGAAATGCAAATCAACAATGCTGTGGTAGCACAAGCAGAAGCAGATGCTGCAAAAAGCGGAGCAGACACTACACATCTATATACATTACAAGTTGACGACAAAGGTCGTCCTGAATTACAAACAGTTGATGCAACAGACTTAGATGCATCAACTTCTATGGAAGCGGACAGAATAAACAAAGCACCAGAAAGAACTGGATATACAGGTTACCTAATAGGTGATGGTATTCCTCCAAATGGAGAGGCGTTTGGTAGCGGAATAACTTTTCCAACACCAAGTCATTCAGGAGATTACTTTCTACGAACAGATTTCATGCCAAACAGGTTGTTTAGATATGACGGCACAAGATGGGTAAAAATGGAAGATAATATAAGACATACACTTACAAACACAGATACTAGAGATACTAAGAAAACTGCATTTGTAAATAATACAAACGAAAGTACTATCTCAGGCGAAACTGTAAAAGAAAGACAAAGTTTAAGTAAAGCACTGAAACCAAAGGCAGATAATTAATGCAACATTTTTATGACGGACAGATAAGACGGTATATAACACAGATTATCCGGTTAATGAGTAGTTTTTCTTACAAAACAAATGACGGTACAGTCAAAAGTATTCCGGTAACCTATGGTGATTTAACAAGACAAGTTTCAAATATTATAAGAGACAACAGTGAAAACAAATTGCCTACTGTGCCTAGAATATCAGTGTATGTTACAAATCTAGAAATGGACAGAAGCAGAACAAGCGATGCTACCTTTGTAAGTAAAATGAATATTCGTGAGAGAGCCTATGATGATAACAACAACGAATATTTAAATACGCAAGGCAAAAACTACACAGTTGAAAGACCTATGCCTAGTCCATATACTTTGAGTGTAGCTTGTGATATCTGGAGCAGTAACACTGATCAAAAATTACAAATACTAGAACAGTTATTAATGTTATTCAATCCAAGTTTAGAAATACAAACTACAGACAACTATGTTGACTGGACTAGTATAAGCGTTGTAAATTTAGAAAGAGTTAGTTTTAGTAGTAGAAATATTCCAGTAGGAATTGACAGCGAAATAGATGTTGCTACACTTGACTTTAGCACTCCTATCTATATAAGTTTGCCAGTAAAAGTAAAAAAATTAGGCGTTATAACAAATATTATTACAAATATTTTCAACGAAGCAAATGGTACTATTGATTTAGGCCAGAGCATGCCTGAACTTAGTGCATATAGCGAAACACCTCATCCAGTCGAAAAAGTTACAGATGAAAATCTTGATACAAAAACAATAGTTGACGATGTGGTTAGTAATAGAGTAACTACAAGTACAACCTTTAGAGAATACGGTGTTTATGTATTGGGCAATACTGCCAAATTAATTTACAACAACGAAGTAGGTGTTGTAAACTGGAGAGAAATTATTGAAAGTTATCCAGGAACTTATAAAGCAGATGTGAGTCGACTTACATTGCGCAAAGACAATACAGATAGCATGATTGTTGGCACATTTACACTTAACGAAATCAACGAAAATATAATTAATATAAACTGGGATAGTGACACATTGCCTTCAGGCGATGTTGTTGAAGGACCGGCACGAAGCAGCAACAGTTACACCAGCATTGATAAGATTGTAGATCCTGAAAATTATAATCCAGCAAATGATAAAACTGAAGGATTCAGGGTATTAATATTAAGTGATATTAATCCAAGTGAAAATGTCGGACAGACAATAGGTGACACACCATACAATTTTGCTTATGACGGACCTGATGCATGGAAAAACGATGACGGTAATGATTTTGTAGCAAGTGAAAATGACATTGTTGAATGGGACGGTACTAAGTGGGTAATTGTAATGGACGCAAGCGAAACAACAACTGTTGTGCATCAACAAAATTTAACAAGTAATATTATCTACAAGTGGACCGGAAGCGAATGGATACAAGCATATGAAGGCGAATATTCAAACGGTAACTGGAATGTGTTTTTAGATGGCTAACTACTTATATGAAGAAAATTATTTGTAGTGGTGCACTTTTTTATACATTAGATACTAATCGTTTTTTATTTTTACATAGAACTTCTAGTCGTCACAATAATGTATGGGGATTAGTAGGTGGTACAAACGAAGACGAAGAAACACCTTGGGAAGGTCTCCAGAGAGAAATCCAAGAAGAAATTGGCAAAATTCCAAATATTAAAAAGACTATTCCACTAGAAACATTTGTTAGCAACGACGAGCATTTTAACTTTCACACATACCTGTGTGTAATAGATAGCGAATTTATTCCTGTGTTAAATGATGAACATGATGGGTTTGCATGGTGTAGTTTTGGCAAATGGCCAAAACCACTTCATCAAGGATTGCACAATACTCTAAGAAACAAAACCAATCAAAGTAAATTAGAAACTGTTTTTCAAGTTGTTGAATTGATCGCTTAACCAATTAAAGTCGTTGATTTTGCGCAATGCTGCAAGATTGCTTCTATTGGCTTCGCCATATTGTTTACCAGCTTTTGCACCAGCAATACAGATTTCACCAAACTGCTTGTCTTTGCCTCTTGTGCACCATGCATTCAATCTAAACTCTGTTTCTTCATCCAACTGTCCGTCAATAGCTCTAGCACTCAACTTAACACATTCACGGAACGCACTGCGCCAAGTGCTAAATTCATCCGTGTTAAATTTTGTTATGTTAGATACTCTATTTACTGTCTTAAACAATGGACTAATGCTTGTAGTCATATCAGGTTTATTTGTATCCATATTCAGTGTTAGATCTCTTGGCAATAGTTTGACAGCACCATATCCATATATTAATCCGTTAATTGGGTTTTGTGATTTCCATACATGAACAGTTTTTCTGCCATCTGGATCATATGCTGGTACATAATAGTCAAAGTTAAAGTTTTTTACTATTTCAGCATCTGCATCGACAATCCATATCATATCAGTTGTGCATAATTTGGCTGCTTCAATATGTGCAGCATGAATACCTTCAACGCCGTGCACTCTTTTGGTATTAGGAAATCTTTGCAGTAAATCAGTATAGTTACTATCTGCATGTTCTTCGTCTTTGCTTATAAACACAATATCATAAGGTTTAGGATTACTTGCAACAATATCATGTTGTTTCTTGTTAGCCAAGAAACGCATTACAATTTCTCTTTCAGTAATCATTGACTGTTTACTTGCAAGACTAATACCATCCCATGCGTTGCCATTTTTAAACACATGATTTGTGCTTCTTTCAAACCATTGATTGTGTGTAAAGTACATGTCAAAAATAAAGTCTTCAGCAACTTCGACTTCTGGTGGTATAATCCAGAACATTTCTGTTTTTGATTTGTTTCTTGCATACTCATAATCAGCATATGAATTTACAACAAACTTTTCATATTGCACAGGACCACTAGCAACTATATTCCATTCTTTGCGTTTTACAATCAAACGATGTTCAATTTCTTTTTGTGTTAAAGGTTCCTGCTTGCTCAATAAAAATACACCGTTGTGATGATCTTCATCATTTGCTCTGTGGACAAATGTATGATTCATACCTCTGTCATATGTATTGTGATGGCTAAAGTACATATTGAAATCAAAAGATTTTTCAATCTTGATATTATTATTCAATGCCCAGAACATTTCGCTTTTGCTTGTATCTAATGCTTTAATGTAATCATCATATGTTTCAATTACAAAGCTGTCGTATGGTTTAGGCTGACTTATCACCACTTCGTGTTTTTTGCTTTTTGTATAGAATCTATGTTCTAATTCTTTTTGTGTTATTAAACTATGTTTGCTGAACAACACAACACCGTCGTAGTGTTCGCCGTTTAGGAACATATGGTTTGTACCTCTATCGTATTTGTTATCATGTGTGAAATACATATCAAATTCAAAACCAATATCAACTTCAACATCACTAGGTACTGCCCAGAACAGTTCTGTTTTGCTGTTGTCAATTGCTGCAAGATAATCGATATAATTATTAACAACAAAAATATCATATTTTACAGGTGTACTTGCAACCATATCCCATTCTTTGCCTGCAAGCAAATGTCTGTATTCTATTTCTCTTTGAGTTACAGGACGATGTTTACTGTACAAAAATACACCATTGCGCAGTTTTTGATTACCTACTTTGTGAATAAAACTGTGGTTTTGTTTCCTATCGTATTCGTTGTCATGTGAAAAATAAATATCAAAATCAAAATGTCTAACATCTATGTTATTGGTGTATCCCCAGAACATTTCAGTTTCACATGTTTCCATTGCTTCGAGATAGTCACTATATGTTTCAATTTCATACTTGTTATATTCAACTGGACCAGTGGCAACAATATCCCATTGTTTTGCATTTACAATGTGTCTGTGTTCAATTTCTTTTTCAGTAACTGGAGCGTGTGTACTCATTAGGTACAACCCATTGTACATTTGCATACCATCTACTTCGTGTATAAATGCATGATTGATTTTTCTATCATATTCATTAGTCCAAGCAAACTTTATATCAAATCTAAAATCGCTTGTATCAATATTGTAGCTGTTCATCCAGAATAATTCAGTTTTGCTGTTCTCTAGTGCATACAAATAATCGTTGTATGTTTCAACATAAAACTTATCATATTGGCCTTGCTTACTGACTATAATATCCCATTCTTTTCGTTTTGCAACATGTTTATGCTCTACTTCTTTTTCAGTTGCAGGCGAATGTTTACTGTATAGTATTACACCATTGTAATCTAATCCTTCTGGTCCTTTGTTTAAGAAATGATGGTTAGATGTTCTATCAAATTCGTTGTCGTGTGTAAAATAAATGTCTAAAGGATGAAGCAACACAGTCTGTTTGCTCACTCCCCAAAACATTTCTGTTTTAGTATTACTAAATGCCTCTACATAATCGTCATATGTGTCTATTGTAAAAACTTCATAATTTTTAGCACTAGTACTAGGAACAGTCCATTCTTTTGCATCTATAATATGTCTATATTCAATTTCTTTGCTGGTTAATGGTTTGTTTTTACTTAACAAGAATACACCATTGTATTTGTTTCCACAATGTAAAAATGCATGATTAATTGTTCTGTCATAAGTGTTATCATGTGTAAAGTAAATTGAATAATCAAAATCTGAATCGTTTACATTGTTAGACGTTGCCCAGAACATTTCTGTTTCGCTGTTTTCTAATGCTTCAAGATAATCGTCGTAAGACTCTACAACAAACTTATCATATTGTTTTGGTTTACTACCTACAATATCCCAATACTTACATTCAGCAAGATGCTTGAACTCTATTTCTTTAGGTGTGACTGCCTTATTTGCACTCATTAGAAACAAACCGTTGTATGTATCTTTGTTTTTGGTTCGGTGTATAAACGCATGATTAGTGCTTCTGTCGTATTCGTTATCATGAACAAAATAAATATCAAAATCAAAATCACTTGTGTCGATATTAGCACTAGTCATCCAAAACATTTCTGTTTCGCAGTTATTCATTGCAAATTCATAATCTTGCCATTTATCAACTGTAAACAATTCATACTTTTTAGGACCACTTGCTATAATATCCCATTCTTTCCTGTCAGCAATGAATCTATGTTCAACTTCTTTTCTGCTAATCGGTGAATGTCTACTAATCAAAAACAACCCATTATAGTATTCTTTTCCATCAACAACATGTTTAAATGCATGATTAATTGTTCTGTCATACTCGTTACTATGGTCAAAATAAACGCTACTAAAGTCGAATTCACTAGTATCAATGTTAGCACTGCTCATCCAGAACATTTCTGGACCACTATTATAAAATGCAATTTCAAAATCTTCAAAACTGTCTACTACATGAATAGGATATGTAATAGGTTTACTTGCAATTGTTAGCCATTCTTTTACATTAACAATGTGTCTGTATTCAAGCTCTTTTGCGGTAATAGGAGCATGTTTGCTTAATAAAAATAAACCGTTGTATAAAATATTTCCTGACACTCCATGAGCAAATGCATGATTGTTTTTTCTGTCATATTCATTATCGTGTGTGAAATAGATACTTGAGAAATCAAATTTTGATGTATCTATATTATGTGTATCTGCCCAAAATAATTCTGTTTTAGATTTCTCTAGTGCTTCTCTATAATCCTCATAAGTTTCGATAATAAACTTATCATAAGTTAATGGTCCACTAGCAACAATATCCCATTGTTTAACATTTACAATGTGCCTATGTTCAATTTCTTTTTCAGTAACTGGTGCATGTTTACTAAACAAGAATACACCATTATAAAATTCTTCGCTATTTACTTTGTGTATAAACGAGTGGTTGATTTGTCTATCATATGTGTTATCGTGACTAAAGTATGTATCCTTAACCATTCCGCTGTAAAAGTCAACATTGTTTGTTGTGCCCCAAAACATTTCTGTGTTTGTATTTTCAAGAGCATATAGATAATCGTCATATGTTTCAACTATAAATTCATCGTATACTACAGCAGAACTTGCAACTATGTCCCATTCTTTTCGATTTACCAAGTGTTTGTGGTTGATTTCTTTTTCTGTAACAGGAGAGTGTACACTCATAAGCCACAAACCATTGAATAAAATATTATTGTTTGCCTTATGTCCAAACACATGATTTATTGTTCTATCATATGTGTTGCTGTATTCAAAATAATGATTGAATGCAAAGTCTACACTGATATTAGGAGAAGTTACATAAAACATTTCAGTTTTTGTATTTTCTAAAGCAAATAAGTAATCATTGTATGTTTCAACACTAAAAATATCATATTGTATAGGACCAGATAAAACAATATTCCATTCTTTTCTTTGTGCAATAAATCTGTGTTCAATTTCTTTTCTAGTTAATTTTTTATTTTTATTCAGCAGATATAGTCCGGTGCGATATGTTTCTCCATCTACTGCATGTAAAAAACTATGATGCTGATTTCTATCTACAACACTATGGTAACTAATGTAAAAGTTTTCTAAAATATCATAATCTAAAATTTTAATATTTTTACTGCTCATCCAAAATAAATCTTGAGTAGTGTTTTCTAATGCATACAAATAATCTTCATAGGAATCTATTTCAAATACTTGATAAGGTATAGGAACACTTGCGGAGATATTCCATTCTTTTTTCTTGGCAAAAAATCTATTTTCTATTTCTTTTTTTGTAAGATTACTGTTTACACTTACCAAACTGATACCATCATATGTATCACCGTTTAGGAAAACATGTGAAATGTTTCTGTCGTATTGATTATGATGACTGAAATATGTGTCAAATTGGAAGTGCGATTTTGCTTCAACATCACTAGGAATCATCCAAAACATTTCTGTACTACTGCGCTTACACGCATCTACATAATCTTCATAAGTGTCTACAACAAAGTCATCAAACTTTTTTGGACGGCTTGCTACCACCTCGTGTTCTTTTTTCTTTGAGTAAAATCTGTGAGCAAATTCTTTTTCTGTTACAGGTGAGTTTTTACTAAACAATACAACACCATCATAATTTTCTCCATTTAAGAAAACATGATTAAGTTGTCTATCATATTGATTGTGATGATCAAAATACAATTTAAAATCAAAATCATCATCTGCTTCTACATCGTTTGGCAACCACCAAAACATTTCACTTTTACAGTTATCAAGTGCGTCTTTGTATTCGTTGTAATCTTTAAAATTGTAAATAGGATATGGAAGAGGATTACTTGCAAGAATGCCTACTTCTTTTTTGCCAACAAAAAATCTATGCTTTAATTCTTTTTCAGTTAGTTCATATGTTTTTGGTATAAGGATTATACCATCTTTACTAGAACCGTTTCTAAACATATGAACATAATCATGGCTCCAGTCGTCTGGACGATAACTGAATTTAAAAATATCTGTTACTTCTATATCCTCTGGTACAATCCATAACATATCTGTTTCGCTTAATGCTTGTGCAGTATCAATACTGTCTACACACTGAG